CATACAACTTGTCAATAAACTTTTCAAATTCTTTTGGGTTTGATTTCTTACGAACAATAACTTTAACTATTTTACTTTTATATGGACTTGCATCGAACAATTGATACGGAGTATCCTCATAATAAATGTTGTGAAATAGTTGATATGGGTTATCGACTGGAGTATGAATACAGGTTTCTGTATCAAAGAAGTGAAATCCTCTGGTATCATTTACATCATTCCAAAACATCTCATATGGATTTCCAAGATAATGTATCTTACCATTTGTAGATCTAGTATGAAAATGACCTGAGTAAACTGCATCAAATTTATCAAAGACACTTGTATCCATACCACTTTCCATCATATGACCACGGGTAGCTTTGAATCCGTTAATCTCTAAATGACCCATTGCCACTCTACTGGTGGACTCATCAATCATTTTTTTACTCTCGTCATAATTTTCCACATTAATCCAAGGTAAAAGAAGAATATTTAAACCATCTACTTCAATTTCTTTTGCTTTTGAGTGTGTAATTATATTCGGATAATCATCTAGTAATAACTCAGGTGAGTTTATTTCATTTGTATTCTTATAGTAACAGTCATGATTTCCAGTGATTGCATATACTTTATATTTTTTAAGAGGTTCAAATACAACTCTCTTTGCCCACTCTAAACTATAATAGTCGATTGACTTACGACTATCAAATATATCTCCCATATGAATGACAGTATCTATCTTATGCTCTTCTAAGGCAGGGAAAAATATGTCAGTATAGAACTTTTCAAAATACTCATGAAGATGTTTAGAACCTTTTCTAGCACCGAAATGAGTATCAGTTATAATTGCTATCTTCATCTATTATTTGATTTGTATTGAATATTATCTTTAATTGTGTTGTAATCAGAACTACTGCCTGACATTGCATTGTCATCAACATTCATTACTTCATCAAAACCACTTCTCTCAATAATCTTAGTTTTAATATCTAATTGCTTCTTTTCCTTCTGTATGCGTCTTAGAAAGGCATAGTGTATTATCTGGGTAAAGTATGCAAAAGGGTTGCGAGACTTCTCTGGATCGAAATTATGAATGTATTGAACACAATTCTCGATTCCATCTGATATCATATCGTCACGGAACATATAATTCACAAAGTTTGGTTTATATGATAGGTGAGTTGCTATTTTAAGAAAACACTCTCCAAGATAATTCGTAATTCTTGGTTTAGGTAAATCATTCTCTTTTGCGTCAGCTACCTTTGCTCTATAAACAATCAATGCTTCTAGTAACTCCTTATTATTTACATAGTGTTCAGACTTCTTTCTAGGCATTTGTTTTGTTTGTCTTAACTAACATTTATTATAACATATTTTAGATACTTGACAAGTCCTTGAAATATGTGTACAATAACCTTTGTAGAGGTTCAAGGCAATAGATTAGCTTTCTTTATTAGTATTAAAGGGTTTCTTCCAGATCTCTTCAAGTTTCTTACGAGCATCTTCAACACTGGAGACATATCCCATTTTTTCATCAGGTTTAACTTCACCACCTGATGCTGAAAGTTTATTTAAATTAAATTCTTCACTTTCGTCTTCCATATACTGTTCATATATCTTAATAACCTTTTTATCTTTTATCTCAGTCATAGTGATAATTTTATCGGGTCGAAAAATAAACATATCATCATCTGCGAGTTCCATCCAAGGTTTAATCTTGACATACATTCCATTGTTAATCATTTTCATGATTACAGGATGATGAGCAATTATAATTGGTTCATCTCCAGTTTCGTCAACACAAACTGATGCAAGGATCTCTTCCCCTGACACTAATTTAATAACAGCAATGAATTCTTCTCCCATCAGTTTTTTAAAGGTATGTTTACAATATCATAATTAAAGTTTTCTTGATTGTAGATTTTAATTCTTTCAATCAAGTGGTTAAGTGTATAATTCTTTCTCTTATTATAACTTATATCGTCAGCAATATCATATAATGTAGCTTTAAGTTTACGATCTCCTTTTCTTAAAACTCTTCCAATAGACTGAAGATTCCGAATTCTTGATTTAGAAGGACTAGCAAATATAACGTTGTGTAAGTTTTTAATGTTAATTCCTGTGGAGAAAGTTCCATATGATGCAACGATTATAGCATTGTTTTCACGTTCGGTGATTGCTCGAACATTTTCCCTATCATCGGTATCCACACCACCGTGTACAAAGAAGACTTGACGATTATCAGTCTTACTACTATTTATGAGATCAAATAATGGTTGTCCGTGTGCTTCAACACGACTGTATAGTATCAAAGTGTTACCAGTTAAATCGAGTGCAAGGTTCTTAATAAAGTTATTTCTTCGATTATGACTGATAATATACTGTATCTCATCCTCAAATGTCTCAAATTTATTCGGTGAGTGTTTCAATAGAAGCACATTAATGTCCAAAGTCGCAACATGACCCTTCTTCATTAACTCTTCAGTCTTAATAATTTTGTAAGAAGGTCCGAATAAACCCTCTAAAACCCACTTATGTGTCTGTGTTCCATCAAGAGTTCCTGTAAATCCGTAACGATATTTTGCATCAGCAAGTTTTGTCATTATAGATATAAGTGATTTTGATTTAAACTGGTGAGCTTCGTCCCCAATCACTACAGAAAATCTTTCAAAATACTTTCGGGGGAGCTTATAGATTGATTGCCAAGTCGTAATTATAACCTGAGAGTTTGTCTCTCGTTCTTTACCAGCGTATATCTTGTGGCAAAATGAACCTACGTCCCAGCCATAGTCTGAAAAATCTTTATACATCTGTTCTACTAGGGAAGTCGTCGGAACGACTATCAGAGTATTTTTCCCTTTCTCAACAAAATATCGAACAATCGAATATATCATCAGAGACTTACCCGATGCAGTTGGGGATATCAACAGCTTTCTATTATGTTTTAGAGCGTCGTATACTCCCTCTACTTGATAAGAACGAGGTTTGAACTTACAAATAGAATTCATATAGTCTTTGACACCTTCTTTTGAAATAAATTCGTTTACTTCAAATGGGAGTCCATAGAACTCACTGTCTACAAATGAGTACTTATATTCGTGGTCTCTGCAAAATTGAATTACTTTATCCAGTAATCCAACATATATTTCTCCTTTCTGCGGATTAAATAGTCTTATTTTACCATCCCAGTACTTTTTCTGATACTGTGGCATAAATTTTGCACCAGGCACTTCAAAGGTGAAGTTATCTGACAACTCATAATATACATGTGGTTCTGCTTCAATTTTTAAGAAGACTTCATTCTTCTTTGATATAACCAAATGTGACATAAAAAAATGTTCATTTGAAAATATTTATATTGTCTAAATAAGGTAGTTTTGACTAGAATTAATGACAAAGTTAATTGAACCAAAGAAGTATACAAAAACACTTGACCTATTGAGGTCATTTTTTTTGTCTAGAGGTTTTTTAGAAGTACATACTCAAAATAGATTGAGTATCCTTGCTGCATGCGAAGATCCAGAAACAGTAGCAACCTATGAATATAATGGTGAAGTATGGCCATTACCACAAACAGGACAGATGTGGTTAGAGTATGAACTCCTGAAAAATCCTGAAGTACCTGGTTTCTTTTGTTTATCAACTTCATATCGACAAGAACCAAATCCAGTTGCTGGTAGACACGAAGTAATCTTTCCTATGTTTGAGTTTGAAATGCACGGTGGTGTAGAAGAACTGGAAGAAATGGAAAAAGATTTAGTTGCACATTTAGGAATTGATCTTAATCATTCTCAGATAAAAAGTTATAAGAGATGGCAAGGAATATTTAATCACGAAGAATTAACTCATGATGATGAATCTCTCATACAAACAGGTATGATTACAGACTTCCCTGAGTGGACATCTCCTTTCTGGAATATGGCAAGAAATGAAGATGGTAAAACCAGTAAAAAGATTGATGTAATCTTAAATGGTATGGAAACGATTGGTAGTGCAGAACGTAGTACTGATAAAGAACAAATGCGTGATACGTTCCATACCATCTCTGATGGTGGATATGCTAACTTACTCTACAAATTATTTGGTAAGGAAAGAGTTGAGAAAGAACTTGAAGAGTTCTTAGAGTTCGATTTCTTTCCTAGAAGTGGTGGAGGAATCGGTGTAACACGTATTATGCAAGCGATCCCTGACTAGGGATCCCATTGTGAGGTGACGAAACTGGTAAACGTGTCAGTCTGTTTAACTGATGTCTCTGGCGGGACTTGAAGGTTCGACTCCTTCCCTCACAGTAAACATTTATTTATCTTTGTGTGAAATCTATACCTTCCATATGGTCATGTTCGTGCTGAAACACTCTCGAAATGATCCCTTCTAACTTTTCTTTGTGAACTTTCTTATCAACATCTTCATATTTCACAACAATCTTAGTTGGCCTACAAACGTTTATGGTCTGATCTGGAAAGGATAAACACCCTTCTTCAAACCAAGTTGATTCTCCATATGTCTTAATAATTTTTGGATTAAAGCAAGTAATTATCTCTTCTGTTTCAATATCAGACATCATACAGAATGCTCTTTCCCAAATACCGATTTGATTTGCAGAAAGACCTATACCTTCATAATGAATCATATTTTCAATTAGTATTTCAGATAGAGCATGACGATCTAAATCATAACTACACGAGTTGATACGATGATGAAATAATTGATGCTCTGGTTTTATTAGTTCTTTAATCATTAAAATCCTGATTGAAACTTCTGCCATTCGATGGCATTTTTGATTTGATATGTACGACCTGATATATTACGAATAATCTCTTCAAGAAATTTAAGTATAACATCATAATACTTTATTTTCATATCAATGGTATTTAACTTCGCATCTGCGTCCATATGCCTCTGTATAGCATCTTTCTCCCTAACCTTATAGGGAAATGGATCTTCTGCATATACTTCTGCTGTGGCCTTCCCAGTATAATAATTATGTCTTTCTAAACGAATACGACTATACGTTTCTCTTGCTTTCTCTCTGAGCAAGGTAATTGTATTGTATACTGTATAATATTTTGAGTGAAGTTGGGGTATTTTAAGTGACTCATCATGTAGGTTATCAGGATCAATGACAGAATCTTTCTGCCACATCTCCTGAATTTGCTCAAGATTCATAAAAGTTTGCCGTTTTTATCAGTTAGTCTGTATATAGTATAGCGGAAAGATGCACTTGCTGTAAAGTACTGTACGTCATTATCTGTAGCATCGAATGTCAAAGATGTCAATGATGTAGGAAATAAGTCTAAAAATTTTACTATGGCAACATCACGGAAGTTACTGTTTAGGATGTGTAGAGATCCATCACAGAATTGTTCTTCTAGATCACGTTGACCATCTGTATCTGTTGTTTTATCTATAAACTGCTGTGGTGATTCTGGAAACCCTAGTCCTGTCAACCAATTATGAACTGCAGAATAATTCTCCATATTCTCATCAACCAAGAATCGAATATCTAAATCTCCATATGTTAACTTTTCACCGGGAACATCAATCGTTTTTAAGTATGATGGTTGCTGATAAGTACCGAGAGAGATTTCTGGTATTGATGCGGAGTTACAAAAGAAGTCTACCTTTGGAAATTTTGCAAGAGAAAATTTAAAACCTATCGGTGATAGGTAATTACGATTTTGAATTTGTCCGGCAAATGGCCCACTAGATGTTGTCATTTTTTAGTCTTCTTTTTCATAGAGTTTATAAACTTTCGATATACTGCTGCCTCTGATGTCTTACCCATCACTCTTGCTCTTTGCTCCATAGCAATTGCTGCTTGAATTTTATGAGCATGCGATCTTGAAGATTTACGTATCTTTGAGACAGATGATTTAGAAGTTGCAACATCCTTGAAACCCAATCCATGAATAGTTCCTTTAGGATCTTCATCTGTATATAAATCCGAATGTTTTTTAGATTTAGCAGGTTGTCCCTTCTTTCTAGGAATTCTAGGATTTGACTCTGCTAGGAATTCTAGGAAAGTTTTCATTCTCCTCCACCTCCTCCACCGTTTCCGCCCGAAGCTCCACCACCATTCCCACCAGAATGCCCGTTAGAACCATTACCGTTACCAGAACCGTTACCATTACCGTTGCCATTTCCATTCCCATTTCCATTCCCATTTTTAGGCTCCTCCCTATTTCTACCGATCATACCATAAGGATAGTACGGATAGCGTTTTGTTGGAACACAACTCTTAAGTTTTGTATCAAACCTATGACCTTTTGGGCATTTTGGAGATTGTGACTCTTCAATAAATTGAGAAAAATCTTTAGTCATTGACAATCATGTTAAACCATTCTTCACTCATACCACTGATGACATTATCAGCATCAGCCTTGGTAGACGCATAACCTTCTTCAATTAAATGATTTACAAGTTCTTCGTAAATCTTCTTTGCCTTTTTAACTTGGCGTGGTGATGGGTTCATTTCAGATATGTTTTTAGTTATTTAGTTATTCTGAAACGACAGTCATTCCTTCCCATCCACCGTTCTTACCATCATCATTCTTTGTAAGATAAGTCGGATTGTTTGTGTAAACCTTTCTCTTAGAGAAATCATCAGACCATCTTGCAAATCCTTTTGCAGAACCTATGTAATACAGTGTTTGACTACTGTTCAGACTGCTCGATTTTTTGATGTGATATGCCATCTTTTTTAAATTGTTTTCTTAGCATTTTTGCATAGTTAACTTCTTGTTTGCTATACAATTCTGGATGCTTCTTTGCCCTCTTGATAATAAGCTTTGCTGCTTTTTTATCTTTCATATAGGTATTTATATCACTAAAAAAGGGAGGTATGTCCTCCCTTTTTCTTGAAACTTAACTTGTGTTATACAAAAAATACTTCCCTACAGTAACGTTTACATGTATGCGAGTCATCACTACAATCTATGAGGCACTCGTAGTATTCATCGATTAAATCGTTACTTGGTTCATCCATATGTTTTGAACCTGCTAACTGATTGAAAGAAATTAGATTGTGCATACTTTACCCTATAATGATGACAATTAACTTGATTTTTTGAACTCATAATGTAAGAGTCTCAGAACATCTTGTTGCCCTTAATTCTACTATTATTTATTGGAAAATGTGCATATCCTAAAGAAACTCTTAACAAAAAGAAATGCCTAGTGCTACTCTTGTAATTTCTCAACAACTGTCTTTGCTTGCATAGGTGCAATGTCATTTAATCCGTTTGCATCAAACCAAGGTGCATCTTCCCAGTCGAATCCTTCACCAAATGTATTGTCAGGAGACATAACATACCAATGGCATTTTGCGTCGGGTACATCTACAGCACATACAGCCCAATCATCTGCCCATTGAGGCACTTGGACATACATCACTGGTAAATGATTTGCAAATAATGAAAGTATAAAGGAAAAGATAAGCATAATAGTTATATAGCATAAAAAAAAGAGACCCATCAAGGGTCTCTTTGAAAAATATGTAAAGAGATTTACATAAGGTTTGCAACTTTAACTCTTCTGTAGTAACGGTTTTTGTTAACAGCAAGACGACCAAGACCTTGTGAAGAAACATCTCCTTCAGCGAATGGGTTTGCAACCATTCCGTATCTTGTCTTAAAGCCAATTTTTGGTTGGAATGTATCCTGACCAACTGCACGAACCATCTGTAGTGGAACGTATGGGCAATAGAATAATCCAGCGTCATAAGGTGAAGTACCTTTATAACCTACAACGTAGTACTGGTCAGCAGCTAAGTTTGCAGCGAATGGGTCGATGTAAACTCTATACTTACCTTGAAGAACACCAGCAAATGTGTTGCCTGTGTCATCTACGTTTAAGTTTGCATTAAGTGCAGGAGTGTAATCAAGTACACCAGCCATTGTTAATGCAGAAGCAACGTCAGCAGAACAAAGGATCATGTTGCCCTTTCCTCTACGAGTTCTTTGTGCGATTGCGTTCGCATCTCTTTCGATCTGGAAGATCAAACCTTTGAACTTCTCAACAGACCATCTTCCGTTTGAGTCAACGTCTAAGTCGAAAGTACCTGCGGTTGCAGTGTTTACAGCAGCACCTGTTTCAGCAACTGTATAGATTGTTCTGATAACTTCTCTGTTTATCTCAGCAAGTATCTCTGTTGAAAGAATATTTGCTAATTCAGCTTCAGCATTCAATCCATGAATTGCCTTAAGGTCTTGAGCAAGCTCTAATGAGTACTCTGCCTTTAGTGCTCTGGATCTCGCAGTAACAGTGATCTTCTCGATTGAGAATGCCATCTGATGGAATGCTGCTGCACCAGTACCGTCTAATGTCTCAGACTCAGGTGTAGACATACCCTGACCAACGTTATATGTTGTGCCAGTTGCTCCAGAGATTGGGTTAAGTAGACCTGGATTAGATCCTGACTGAGCAGTTGTACCTAAACCAACATCACTATCAACCATTCCTCCTGTGTTTGATCTGCCTTCGTTCTGTCCAGAGAATGCAGAATCTACCTCGTTGTAGAATGTCTCATCTCCTGATGGACCTTCAAGACGAGATCTCATTGCGAATATAAGTCCTGTTGGACCATTCATTGGTTGCACACCTGCAAGATCATATGCCACTAAGTTAGGCATTGCTCTTCTAATCAATGAGATTAGAACAGGGTCGAAACCTGCTACTGGTGATGCTGCTGAACCACTGAAACCAGGATTTCCTGTTCCACCTGGATCTGTGTTTACTGTAGGTTGTTCTGATAAGAACTCCCTTTCTTCTCTTAATGCTTTTTCTTGGTTTTCCAAGAGAACTGCAGTTACCATTCGGCGATGAGGGTCGGATATTTTATCCTGTCCTTCTGCATTTAGTAGGGGTGCCCACTTCTCTTGTAAAGCCTCGGTATTAATAGGGGCTTGCATTTGAAATTTTCCTTTAAATGTTTAGTTTGAATTTATGATATAAAAATCATTTTTTAGAAACTCTTGTCAGAGTCTTAAGATAAGCTTCCATAGATGGACTATGGGTTACGGTATCAACTGGTGAACCTGCTTCCTCTGTTAGATTTTCTGTTTGGTTTCTTTGAGCTTTTTGTGTTGGGAAATAAGATTCTCTCAACGTTCCAAGCTTCTCACGGTATGCTGTTTCACTTTCAAACTCAACATTTTCTACTAAACCAGCCAACTTGTCCTTTTGTGTTTGGGCAAGTCCCTCAGTTACTTCTGCAAATACTACATCGGATACCGATTCGGCTAATCTCTTATTTAGAGCAACATTCTTTTCGATTTGCTCGTTGAGTTTACCTTCCATTTCATCAAGTTTATCTACCATGCTCTCGATGACATCATATTTTTCTTCAGGGATTGTTACATAATGTTCTTCAAAAAGACTCTTCATTCCAGATATGAATGATTCAGTCATTTCTTCTTTAAGACCAGACTC